ACCCTTCATCGATGGACCTCACTTCCAGCTCCACACCTAGTCAGTTAGCTTTTGACTTTGATGATTACGATGGGCCAGATGAACTCTGGCTAAAGTATCTGTGGGAAACTACTGTATCCCCCTGATAACCCTGATAAGGTTGATAACTATTTTTCCCATAGCTTCTTGCGTTCTATGTACAGAGAAATAATATCCTCGAAGTTATCTGGTTTTCTTGGTGGTATTGTACTGTAGATGTTGTATGCCTCGAAACATCTGTTCTCGTTATATACTTGTTCGCTTAGTTTCTGACATTCTCTTGCAGACTCGAGGTCGATAGTCAGCATGAGAATGATAGTGTGTGTCATCTTTTCTATCATAGTTATCTCCGCTGGTAAAAGCTAGGAGGTCTGGCAAGCAGAGCAGTATGACCTCCTAGCATGTTTTAGGATTAGTTTATTTGGAGAAAACTATGTTCCTAAAACGGTATTTCATCATCTTGTATGCCTTTGTCAACACCATTATCAGATGACATTGCATTTTTATCAGTCAGCTTCATAGATAGAATGTTACCTTTCTCTGTCTGCTTGACCCAAGCGGCAACTCGTTTCTCTCCAGAAGAAATCTCAGCCACACCAGTAAAGGCTGGTGCGTTTGGTGTATCGCTGTTGTTATCCCAAAGCCTACCAACTTTGACATAGATGTCTCTGATCGTAGTACCATCAGGCATTACGTCTTTGACCATAGCTATACGTTTGGTTTCACCCTCATCATTGAGACTGCCAGTACCAACAAGCTTGATTTGATCGCTAGAACTATTGAAGATAGCTCCAGTATTCGTGTTATCATATTCCATATTACCTCCGTTAGAATGGATTGTTATCAGTCTTACCATTGTCAGCATTGTATTTGTTGTCGTGCTTACCAAGAAACACATCAGCATCACAGCCTAGATGGGATAGACCTTTAGTTAAGGCATCAGTCAATGCCATTTTACCAGCGTCTTCGGCTGGTCGTTTCATATCCTTGTGCCAGAAAGTTCTGCTACCAGCAATAGGACCGAATGTATTCTCTGGTATCTTAGTCCAGATAGTTACCTTCGCAACAATAAGTATCATATCGTTAGCTGATGGGTAGTCATACTCTACGTTGTATCCCCAGCCAACACCTACTGGTCCGAATATCTTAGTCATCTTCATGATCTGATATTGCGGATCAATAGACGTAAAGCTTCTCTGACCAAAAGAAACTTTCTTCAGATACTTAAGGTCGGATTGTGCAAGCGAGTTCCACAAATCCATGTTCTGTTTTCTCTGCACAGTTGCTTGATATTCAGGGTCTTTTTTGTTCATGATTTCTCCTTCACTTTTATTGTTCTTCTTTTCTCGGTTATGTTTACAGATAATAAATCACAATCCATCTGATATACATCTGGTGGTATGTGGCTCATCAATCTTTTCTTGGCTGACTCGTTCTTCTTTGCAGACTCAAGTGTATCAACATAGTCATGCGCGTCTGACATCCATTCGTTGTCTCTGTTCATGTCAAGCTTGACCTTCCTATCGATGGTGATGCTTGAGATATTTGGGGTCTCCGCATCCCTATCGATAGGAGGTGACTTCTTGATTACATGTTCCCAAAACTGTGTGATCTTACCCAGCATGTTAGCGCAGTATACTGGATCAAAGCCAATGTGTTTTGACTCCCACTTGCTGTTACCAAAGATGACAGATAGAAAGCAACCATCTGGTTTGTAGTCGTGCTTCTCGCAATGCATGTTGTGTAGGTGCATGTAGAACTGTATCTGTGGCATGTATCTTTCGATAACATCAGTCATGTTTGTAAATGCATTGGTGTGCTTTGCTTCTACAATGTAGCTTTTGTTCTGGCTGTCTACACACATCATGTCTGCTGTACCTTTGAATGGTACATAGCCACCCTCGAACTTGAACTCATGTTGAAGTTCACGCTCAGTGCCAGCCATTGTATAACCAGGTGAATGAGATTGTATCCACCAGTTGAGATTGAAGTCCTCTGTAAATACGCCGAGCTGAACAGCAAATACATCAGTCAGGTCTTTGGGTTGTACAAGCCCAACCTTCTCCTGATAGAGTTCAGCCCATTCTCCATTCATAATTCTGATAGCATCGGTGCCGCCGATGAAGCCTTGTCTTTCCATAGTTTTCTCCTTATTTATATGGCGATAATAGTATCACTTACGCAACTCGTCAACAAAATAATCAAACCTTTCGAGATAATATTTGCGTCTCTCTAGGTCTGTTTTTATCAGTCCGTATATATCTGAGTAGGGTGGAAGTATACGGAATGTTTTGATAGAGACATTGTATATGTGCATGATACAATCTGCTGGCATCTCTATCATATTCTCAATCATGATATCCACTCGTTCACTGCACTCATCGATGCTTGTTTCGTATGGACGTTGAAACAAAAACTTCCAGCGAGTAAACAGCTGTCGTACTTTGTCCGGTCTATGCGGTGTAAGATAAGATTCGATGTTAGCTTTTGCAGCAATAGCATCTTCATGCTTGGTACAAGATACATCAAGCATACGAATATCTACAGAGTTCAAAGTATTTAGTTCTCTCACAAGCTGTTCGTTTGCTCTTGCTGGAGAACGAAACGATAGGAGGGTGGCGATGTTGCCATCCTCCTTGATAGGTACAATGTTAGTCAATGTCATAGCCCTCCGCTTTGAGCTGTTCTGCCAACTCTTTTTGTTTTTGTAGCAAGTCTATCTCTCTCTCTTGGAGAAAGATAATCATTCGCTTGACCTCTGTTTTACGAGATAAAATCTCAAGGTAATCTAAACGAGGATTGTTTGTTGGTTCAGTGTTTGTTTGTTTTGTCATAAGACCCTCCAATTATTTTTGTAAATGTTGATTCCCATACTCGGTCACTAATTATTACACAGTATCTAGGGTCGCCAGTCTTACGTTTGCAGACTGCCATATCCCTATCTTCAAGAAGATTGAATACGTTTGGAAACGAACTCTTATCTCGATACTTTACTTCTACAAAGAGAACCTGACCATCAATCTCGATAGTTAAATCTCCTTTGTATTCACCACCTAAACTGCCCGATAGTGGTTGCTTCTTTGTCTTAATACCTAACTGGTTGAATAGCTTTAGAAACCATCGTTCGTGGTAGCTTCCTTTTGCTTTATTTTTGCTAACCATGTATCCTCCTCATAACATTTATGGCAGATTAAACTGCTCTTATATAGAAAGACTACAAAGTATTGAGTCTGCTCACCGCAAGCATCACACTTCTGCCATGCTCTTTGGACTTCTCCTTTATTTTTTTTGGAGCGTCGCAAGTTGTTCAATAGCTCTTTCAATCTTGATAGCAGTATCAAAGCGTAACTCTGTGCCTTTGAGTTGTCGATAGTATGTAGTCTTGGATAGTCCAGCCCAGTTAAATGCATCACGCAAACTGACCTTCTGATTCTCTGATTGAATAGTTAGCTGTTCCAAATAACTTTTCATAGAGTCTAGGGTTACTACGTTTTGCTTGGAAATACAAGTATCTATTGATTGTTTTTGTACCCAATGCGGTAATAAAATATTTTCTTACAAGTCCAGGTGCTTTTGGATTTGCATATAACACGCGCTCATTGTCATGCATTTGTACTGATATGATGAATCCATATCGATGCTCGAGCTGATGGAGTGTTGTGCTGATAGTTCCTTGCTTTAAGTCTGGCAGTTCTTTCCGAAAAGTAGAATATGATATTCGAGGAGGCTTTGGGTTTGACTTCTCTGTATATAGTTTTATTGTTGCAAGTATACGAACTTGATTAGACGTAAGTTTTTTCATGGTCATAGTATCCTTCAAACTGGGGAGGCTTGTTGCCTCCCCTTTTTTGTATCAGACCACGCTGGTTACTGGATGGTGGTTTGTGCCAGAACTGATACATGTTATGGTTGCATCTTCTCTTCGAGAATATAATCATAGACTTGATCCATCAACTCTTCCATAGGAACGTTGACTGTCTTGATTCCTCTCTCGTCACAGAAGTTTAGAAGATCGATGCATGACATACGTTGAACGTAATCACTCACATCTTCTTTAAGTACCTCATTGGCTGGATGGGACATCAATTACTCCTTTCTCTTTGTCCTCTGTTGGAACATTCAATTCGTTACGAACATCATCAACGAAATTGAATTGGTCTACGATATCTTTGAGTCTTCTGTACACTTGTTCGATATCGTATCGAGTACCGAACTGTGGGAATCGCTGTTCGTCTTTTGATAGCGATTCATAGAACAGCATGTCCTTTCTGAATCTTTCTTCAAGTGTTACCATTTCTTTTCCTCGTAGTGTTTTCATTAGAATAGTTCCTTCTGTTGTGGCTCATCGCCTAGTTTTTGTTTTAAGCCTGACAGAAACTCCTCATTGCTTGTTGGTTCATCGCAATGAGTTGTACCGCCGTAATGTTCTGATTTGCGCGCCAGCATATACGAGCGATACCCAGTCTCTGTCAGTGGACTCTTTACTTGATTACCATTTACATCGGTTACTATGAGTTCGAAGTGATCAACTACATAGGGCATACCATGCTCTGAATAGTTGAGATAGTCACGACAAACTCGTACATTGTGTGTCAAGGAGTGCCACACAAATGTTCCTACATCCTCACAAGATTTTTTCATACTTCTTGTAGTCCTTCTGCCAGTATGGTTTCTGTCTTGGAGATGATTCTTGACCAGCAAGTTCTGCATTGTACTGGTTGTTGAGTTCTTTTTCGTAATGTTCTCGGAACATATACCTTGCAAAGTGAACTCCGTCTTTTGTTTCTCGGATTGCAATGATGTCTGCTCCTCGCTGGTTGAGATCATGTACTCTTGATGCTAGTCTACGGCATCCGAAAGCCAAAGCATCTTTGTCTGTAATCGAACCATGCAATCGTATACATGCCAGAACTAATCCGCATTGTGTGTTTGCTCTTGGTTCATTGAAGTAGTCTCGACCTATGTCATACTTCTGTAGGTCTTCCATATCTACTTTGGTAATAGTAACCATTAGTTTACCTCCGTTACTGTTGTAGTAAATTGCAAGTCTTTGACTGGTGAGTCAGGACCACTCTCGATATGTATGTCAAGAGTGCGGCATAACTCTGGAGCATACACACGCTCGATCGTACTGACGACTTCACCACTCTTGTCATAGAACTTGAGTGTGTAGTCATCTCTCCAAGTCAGATCAACATCGACACGACCTTTGTGTATGAATCCATTGGTCTCCATTTTGATACCAGCTCTACGCTCTTTAGTTTCTGGTAATGCAAAGCAGTTGTGACCAACAATAACTCCCCAGCAGTTCATAGCATTTGGGTCTGCATACTGAATCTGCTTCAGGATTTCTTTACAATAATAGAATGTTTCATCTGTCATAGCTTTCTCCATTTATAAGTATATTTAAATTAAGTAATAAAATCAACTAGTTAAAATGTCGTGTCCTATTTAATCGTATTTATTAGGACACGGATTGGCAAGAGTTGTAGGAATCGAACCCACATTTCTGAGGTTGGAACTCAGCGTGTTACCATTACACTAAACTCTTATTACAAATCATTGACCAGTCATTCGCTTTTTCATTGCAAGCAACTGGGCTTTGGCTGTCTCATCGAGTGAGCTACCCTGACCGAAGCGATGACTACGTCGTCTCTCGATCTCATTGTTAGCCCATATTAATCCGCACTTCACACTGCAGAAGTTGCCAAACTTCATGATGTATTTACCAGTGTAACATTCAGTTACATAGTAAACCTTGCCATCATCTGAGTTACGTGGGGTTTCTTTTTTGATCGGTAGATTCCCACGATATTTTTCTCCAGGCTTTGTGCCATAGAATGTTTTCTTCTCAGCTTGTGCTGGTCGCTGACAGTTATAGCAACGCACTTTGTGAGATATTATTTTTGGATTTGATTGATCATCATGTCGCATTGATCACTCCTTCTTTTTCTAAATAATATAATAGTCCCATAGACATGGCATCAATGAAGCGTGTATACATTCTGCTGTTACCATTATTAGTATCAACAACTTCATACATTCCCCATCTTCCAGACTTCTGTTCATACGTTTTCCATATCTGGATTTCACCATTCATTTTCAATCTGAAATACTCAATACTCTCACAATTACCATCATACATACGATCAACTCCCCAGTATGATTTGATATCATTTGATTTTAACATAGTATTCTCCTTTTATATTATGTAGCTCCGAAGAACACATGGCTTTCCAAGCGTCAAGGTCGGCGAAGCCGCCGAAGGGAAACCTTTACGCGAGATGGAAAGACCTGTGTTATCGGAAACTTATTGTGACAATTCGCGAACAGCTTCACGCGTCATGTGATCAACAAACCAAGACATGAATGTACCCTCTCGTGCCATTGAATGTACGAAACCTGATGAGTGTGATGCTGGATCATCTGCATATCTCATCCGATAAAACCAATGAGTTCCAATCACATCACATTTTTGTTTGTAAAAATATACATCAACTACTAAGTCTTCATGTTCGTGATAGTGTTCACAGCTTGCATAGAAATCAACGTAGTCATCCTTCTCATAAAACTGCGGTACATATTGAATCAATTTGTATGGACGATTTAGTTTGTAGTTTTGCATAGCCAACTCTGGTGTTAATAATGTTAGTATCATGTTTGTAACCTACTTTCATTGATATTGATTTTGTTTCATTTGGTCAGAAGTCGTCAAGCAATCTCGCGCCAACACCTTGTCACCCCAGCAGATCGCCGAAGGTGATTAGTTATTGCGATAGCATATATTTCGCGAAGCGCAGATTAGACGCTGTCAGGCTGGCATTTTAGGGCATGGCATTGGGAGCCTGACAGCGTGCAACCTCCAGCGTGCGTCTATCAGCACGCCGG